CAGTAATTAAACTATCTCCATCATTATCATTAGATGGATCAGAAGATTTTGCTCCTAAATATCTATCATCAAAATTGTCATAGCTTGTAGCAGCATTGGTTGCCGATGTAGCAGCTGCCGAAGCAGAATTGGATGCGTTAGTTGCCTGGGTAGAAGCTGTTGATGCAGAAGTAGATGCATTACTAGCAGAAGTTGAAGCAGCACTTGCTGAACTTGCAGCAGCTGTGGCTGACGAAGCAGCAGCAGTTTGAGAAGTAGTGGCTGATGCAGCATCAACTAATAAACTCCATTTAGCAACATCGGTGTTTGATGAAATTGGAACTGAACCAGAAGAAGTATGAGCAGTTAAACAAATATAAATATTATTATTATTTGTGTCTTTAACAATATCTCTTACCACATAAGCTGTTGATGCAGCCCAGTTGCCTTTTACTGTACCTAACTCCTGAGTAACTGATAATTCTCCTGAACTATCAAAAGCCAAAATCTTTGATGCACGATCAGATGATCCAACAGTAAATTCTGTTGAGGTCATTGTATTCGTTCTTGAAATTTTTAATGAACGATCAATCTGCTCTTGTAAATCTTGACCAATAATTGTGAGTTTATCTAAAGCATCCTCATGTGTTTCTGCTGGGAAAGGATCATTAGCAACATAATCAGTTGCTTGTGTCTTTGCTGTATTTCTTCGAAGTACAACTGTTTCCCCTGATACTGGTGCAGTTACAAATACAATGTTTCCACCACTGGCGTTGCCAACATTTGTAATAGCATAATTAGTTGATCCAGTACCCTCAGCTTTTACTGTTTCCGTTCCAGTCGCAGATCTTACAATTACTTGTATATCTGTTGATGCTGGTATGTAAAACCCATAAGCAAAGGTTGTAGTAGATCCATTACCACTATACGAATTCTTCGTAGTCGTGCTAGAAATTGTCATTGTAGTCCTTTAATGTTTGGGAAATAAGTAACTATCGATATGTATCGATTAGTTTATCCTTATTTCTTATATTAATTGTCAATAGTGTTCAACTATTTATTAAAAAAACTTGGAGGTCGGTCAGGCATAATATCGCCAGGTCGCCACCAAAAATCTGTATTCTGTAATTTTTTTGTTCGTTTTATTTTTTGTTTTCTTTTTCTACTCCATTTTGGATCAATCATTTTTTGTAATGTATCAAAAAGTAATCGTTCCATCGCTAGTCGTAAATACCACATCGATGATCCTGGAGTATGTTTTCGTAAAAAGCTTGATAAATCTGCACCAATATTCATATCTGTATCTTCTGAAAGTCCTTCATAAATATTACCAAATGTTAAATCTAACGCATCAAAGAGCATTCCTGGTGCAGCACCTATTAAACTAACAGCAGCTGACGATGTACTGTATCTTGTACCAAATAAAATATCGCCAAAATATCCTAAACCACCACCATGTATCATGGCATTTAACCAATATTTAGGATTTGTAATAGGGTTTAATTTATCTAAATCAGTTACATCTTTTCCTTTTAATACTTGTTTTAATTCAAAAGCTAATGCTCCCATTAAGGTTGTTGAAATAACTAAAGGTACTAAATATTTTGCTTTGCCTGATAATCCATTACGAGTCAATCCACGCATAATATGAGTGTGATGAAAAGTCATTGGGAATTGTTTGAATTGTAATATCATACGCATCATTTCCCCTTCTTTTGTACCTGATTTAGTTTTTCCTAAACCAATAATTAAACCTGATGTAGCAGCTTTTGCATTAACTTCAGGAATAGCAAACGAAATAAATCGTCTAGTTGCCATCATTAATTTTTTGGATAAATCTTCTGCAACTTCTTTTGATAAATCTGATCTGTTTAAAATATCACTTGGTTGTAAAAACTTTGCTCCTGGTTTTGGTTCCCATGCTTCTGTTTGTTTTATTATTGTCCAAGCATCTTTACCTATGCCATTCATTTCTAAATAATCTTGAAAATATTTTGGTAATTTATCAAAGTTACTAGGTAATCTTTCTAATTGTGCCATAAATTCTAAACCAGCTGCGTTCTTTCCTCCTTGTGTCATCCAGTTTAAACCAGACGCTTTTAACGAAGCATCGGTAACTCTACGAGTAAATTCTGTTTGCTCCGTCATATCAGCTGTAAATCTAGCAGCTGATGAAGATACATTCATATAACTATCGGCAACAACATTACTTGTTGCTGCAATTTTTCTCCATTCACTTCCAGGTAATGTTAATATTTGTCTAACATGACTTGCCATAAATTTTGCTTGTGGCAATCCAGTAAAAGCAGCTGTTGTACGAGCAAAGTTTACATCGCCTATAGCTAATACTGGAGCTGATAATAATTTAGTGAAAGTTTGAACTCCTCTTATTGATGCCATTGTAACAGCCATACCTTTATTAACTGGAGAATGGAGAGAACCTTTATTATACATATGCATCGCTTCTGCATCATTAATGTGTTGGTTCTGTTTGTTTTCGTATTTTTTTAAATCTTTTTGCGACATTTTTTTTATTTCTAATCGCTGTAATTGTTTTACTCTTGAACCCATCCAACGAACCATCGCATCAGGATTAGCACCTAATACATCCATCATTCCTATATCTCTTGTCATGGTTTCAAAATGTCCAACCATAATATCAAAAGGAGAACTATCGCCACCAAATTTAGCATTATATTCTTGCCAAGCATCAGCACTTTTAAAATGAAAAAAACGATGATCTGTTCTTTTATTATACATCGCAGCACCATAACCCTGATGCACACTTGGTTTATTTGCACCTTCAAAAATAATGCCATCATATGATTTAGCTAAAGCTAATTCTAAAGCTTCAGGAGAAAAAGCTTGTCCAGTACGATAATTAATCATGCGTTCTAAATCTAAACGAGGAAGAATAAAATCTCTCCATGTTTCAAAATCAACAGCTGCTATTAAATCTTTATCATGAAATTGAGGTAAGTAATTCCCTTCCATTTTAGGAATATTACCCCCTCTTTCATTAAACATTTTGCGTAACATTTCACTTGTTCTTGTCCATGCTAAAGCTAATTCTTGTGCTGCTTTATTTTTAGTAGATCCTTCTTCAAATATTTCTCTAATCATTTGTATTTGACCAGCTTTATTTTTTACACCACCACTAGCTGTCTGATTAAATTTTTGTAAAATTTTTCCAAATTCATCTTGTATCATAGCTTTAAAATAATACATTTGATCTTCAACACTAATAATATTTTTTAAACCTTCTTGTACATTTAACATACCTTGAAAGCGTTCCATTACTTCCCCTGGGTTCATGCCTGAGTTTTCTATTTGATAATTAAATGCAGCTTGTTTTTTTGCGTTAATAGTTGCTATTTGTATTTTACGAGCTTTATCATATTTAACTTTATCAAAAGTATCTATACCAGCTTGTCGTTCAGCTGCACCTTCTGACATTCCTAATTTTAAATATTTTTCTTTATTTAATTGAAAATCATTAATCATATCCATTTGCTTCTCAGCTGATATAATTCCTTGATTTGAACCTTTAATAATACAATCTACTAAACTCATTTTATACCTGGACAATCTTTTAAGAAATCAACAATTTTGCCATCATCTTCAACATCATCAATTACTTGTTTTAAAGTTTTTATATTTGGTACTAATGCACCATCTGGATCAATTTTATCTCCCATTAAAACCTCATCTGTTAAGTTAAGTTTGTTTCGTTCAATTTCCTCAAATAAACCTCCAACATTCTTTTTTTCTTCATAAAATTCTTCTTTTATTTTATTAATTTCTGCATCTTCTAATTCATTAAATTTTTTATCTATTATTTTTTTCTCTCCAGCTGCAATTTTAATACGATCTGCATCTTGTTTATCAGTTAATTTTTTTCTTACACTTTTATATTTATTATAAGAAGAATTTGGTAATTTTCTAAGTTTATCAATAACATCAATTAATTCTTTATGATGTATTTGTAATTCAAATCCCAAACCATCTTCTGTAACAAGCTGATAATGAACACCTCTATATCCAGTATCTTCTTTAGGAGTTTCAAAATAATCAGTTTTTTTAATTATTTGAAAATTATTTTTTAAATAAATATCTAAGTTAGTAATATCATCTAATGAGCTAACATTTATACGACCTCTTATAATATCTCCTATAAGAGAAACATCATAATCATTGCCATGTAATGCCTTTTTTTGAGCTATTTTATCATTTAAATTTTTTGGTTTTTTAAGATTAATAACAACTTCAACATTATCAAAATTGTCAGCAATTTGATTTACAGATTTTTCTATATTTTTCTTTTGTTTTTTTGCTTGGGAAAGTAAAAATTTGACATTGTTGCTCGATTGTAATACTGTGTGATCTATGCCACGAATTAATTTAACCGAACCAACAGAACTATCTACCTCTCCTAGAGATTGGGATGGATCTTTATTGGCTTTAGCAAAAACAGATGATGGTGGTTCAGCAGTAGTTGTTTGGGAAAACTCATCTTGGGTTTTAACAGATGCTGTTTCTGTAGGTAAAGTTTTATCTTTACCTGAAGCTCCTACTTCAAGTTTAAGTTCTTCAAACTGATCATCAGCTTCTTTTATAAATTTTACTGAGTGTTGAGGATTATCAAAAGTTTCTAACTTTTCAGTTATGATATTTTCTTTTGGTTTTTGTCGTACTGGAGCTTTCGATTGCGAAGCATAGATATTGCGTTCACTTCCGACTGCATCAATCCCCTTGTGATCGCCTCGTTTAATTGATGAAATGATAGCTTCTTTAAAAGATTCAACTGCTTCTCGCTTGCTACCATCACGCCAGAGTTTTGCACTGGCTGTGAGATCATCGGAGAGTTGTCCTTTTCTATTGGCAAGCTTTTCGAGTTTTTGTATTGCGATTTCATTTAATTCTACCTCTTTCTGATTATACTTTGTATCAAGTTTATTTCTACCACTTTTTTTAATTTTAGTATCATTCTCAACTAATGCCTTAAATATTCCTCGTTCTTTTTTAAGATTATTTAGTGCTGCTTTGTACACCTTAGTTCGTTCTACAAAGAGTGTATTTTTCATGACACTTGTACCAAACAAATCAACTTGTTTTGTTTCATACAATCCAGCTGATAAAGCTTGTCTAATCATCATACGAGCTTCAACAATATCGGCTGGTTTAGCTTTTTCTAATATCTTTAAAATATTAATAGACGCTTGTGGATCATCAATAATATGACCTACTTGTGCAGCAATATTATCTTTAACATTTCCTTGCAGCCAAAATCCAAATCCTTCATCGCCTAAACGAGATAATCCAACAGCATTATTCCATAATGCATTAGAAGGTTTAATTCGACCTTCTAATAAAGCAGCCGTTCCAGCTTCCCCCATTTTAAGTAATATTCTCGCTATATCAGGAGCTTTAGCTGTATCAGCAACTACATTAATTAACATCGCTTCAACCATTGTACTCTCAGGAGTATGACCATCTACTTCTCGTCTTATGGTTGTCATTAAATAAACATCTTGCGATGGATCTTTTGCTTTAATTCTTTTTGCTAAACCTAATCGTTGATGTCCATCAGCAATAAAATATTTACCATTAGCATCTTCAAAAACCATAACAGTACCAGCTGCATTATGATCCCATTTTTCAACACCTTGTAATTTCTCTAAAACACCCTGGCTATCTCCACCAGTTTTAAATTGATAAACAGAAGCATCAACTTCAATTTGATCAGGATCTAATTTAACATGATTAACTATTGGTCTATCAGGATCAATATCTAATTTATTAATTGGTTGATCAGGAATACTTACTTCTTGATCACGCAGTATTGTTTCAATCGATTTATTTTTTCTTTCATTATGTTCATTTTTTCCAGCAACAGTTTTTTCAATCGGACTTTCTGCTTCATTTGAAATAACATCTTCTAAATCTTTTAAAGCTTGGGAAAACTTAGTATTAACATTAGGTAAATTTCTTGATAACAATACCATTTCATAAGCACCTAAAGCATTAATATTATCTTGGACAATTTTCCAAACAACATCTGGTGGCATATCTTCTAATTTTTTAAATCCTAATTCTTTTGATATTCTATCAAATTCTTTTCCAATAATTTTATTTCTTATATCAGGATTAACTTTAGCTAAACTTTTTTCAATCGCTTTATAAGCAGCAACTGAACCTTTACCACCAGCTGTGATTGCTCCAGCAAATACACTACTTGTTAATCCAACTGTACCAATTATTTTGGAAGCATCCCCCCAGTCATAATCTAAACCTAATTTTTGTTTGTAAGGTACAACTTGTGTTTGAATAATTGTTTCTGATACTGCTCCAATAATAGCTTCAAGAGCCATTACTCGCATCGTTGCAACAGCAATACTTCCTTCCCATCCAACAAGCATGGAAACTGGTAAACTTGCTAAAACAACTGGATCATGTAATGAACCCCATCCAACACCAGCTAATGAGCCACCCCATTTATCCCATCCTGAGTCTGCATACATCGCAGCAATAGCAATATCTTCTTCTGATTGTTTTGCGTTTTCTGATCGTAAAGCAAAGTAATGTTCATATCCTTTAAACTGTGATGCTTTATCAGGATTATCTTTAATAAGCTGTGCAATAACTTTATCTAAATATGCAATCTTTTCTTTATAAGGTGCTTTAGCTGCAACATCTTTTCCATTAAAAGCAAAACCAATACCAGTTGGATCAGATGGAGAAATTAAATATTGATCATCAACTTCAGGAATATAATCCTCAAAATGTGGTATCTCTACACCAAATACATGACTTACTTCTTCTACAACTTTTTCCCAATCATCAACCAAACCATTATAGGAAGATGTAAATAAACCATATTCCTTCATATCATTTAGATTTGACTCAAATATTTCGCCTAATTTATATGGCTTGGAATAAGCTAAGTTATTATTTCCTCGGTATCGTTTATCCGTTGTGTCAGAAAAAAATGTTTTGTTTTCATCTGGTTTAACAAAATGCTTTGTTGGTGTTATTGCTTTAGGTACTTCGAGTGTAACATCTAAATCATTCTTTTCATCCTTTAAGGTATTTACTTCTAATTTTTCTTTTTCATTAATATTAAATTTAAAATTTTTAATTTTTTCTTGTACTTCAGATAAAAAACTTTTTTCTTCTAATTTTTTATCTTGTTTAATTTGTAAATCTTTTTTTACTTGTTCTTGATCAGTAACTAATTCTTTTTGTTTTTTAATAAAAGTATTACCAGTTTCATCACTATCTAAAACTTTTTCCATTAAAGATATTTGAGTTTCAGGTTTAACTAGACTTTTTTTTTTACTCTTATCTGTATAATATTTTGCTTCTAATTTTCTTCGTGTAGGAAAATCATCCTGAAAATCCATTAACTCATTAACAACTCCATCCCAATTACCACTTGTTGCGTGTCCAATAAATGTAGGTGTACGATCAAAACTACCATATTGAAAACCAACAGAAGCTATTATTGTTTGTTGGTAAGGTTCTAAATCTTTAAATTTAATTTTAGGATTTCTATTATTATAATCTTGTGCAATGCTGTGAGCATAAAAGTTTTTACTTGCTATATCTATTTCAGATACTTCATTATCTTCTAAGATAAGAGGTTTTTGTGCAATAAATTCTTTTGCTTCAGCACCTGATATGCCGATATAAGAAATAAGTTTATCAATAATATTTTGTGATAATCCTATACTTCTAAAAAAGTTTTCATCTTTTGTTTTTAAATCAAAACCAGTAGCAATCGTAACACCTGAATTATCCGATGGTACATATCCACGCTTTGCTCCTTTACCTTCCAAAGAAGAAATAAATTCCCAGTCTATTTTATATTCACTCATTTCCAAATCATCCCATAATTTGTTATATTCATACCACTATCATCTTTTTTTAATGGTAAATTTTGATCTTTATGTGCAGCAAGTAATAAAGGTAAAATACGATTAATATTTAACGTAACTTTTTCTTGTTTTTTATTCATGTAAGTTTCTGCTCCAGGAGAACCAGGATTACCTCTCGTAATATAATATTCTCCGTAGTCAGCTGTTTCTAAATAAATAGACTCATACCCACCTTCAACAGTAAATAAATCAGCAGCTGTTATTTCTTTATTTGTAGGAAAATCATACGGCATATTATTATAATGAGCTTTTTCATGAATAGGATGATCGCCTACTGTTGCCGTTGCTGTAAATAACATATCATCTGTTAAATAATTTTCTAATAAAAATTCTAAGGAAGGTGTATCTCCATTAGGATTTGTCATATCGAAACTATCTAAAGAACCATTTGCTTTGTGCTGGGGAATAATAATTGGTGTGTTATTAAAAAATTCAATACCACCATTAAAGGTACTTCCTTTTTTAACCATACCAGCTGCAAATTGTATTGATGTTGTTAAAGCTTCTTGTATGGCAACATCATCAAATTCTCCTTTATTAATTAATGTTTGTAATGAAACATTACTTAATACCATGTCCGTAAAGATATACTGTGATGCTTCTGTTATTTGATTATATGTTTCAGGTACAGTATCAAAGTACGCTGAACTAAACATATCAGTAATTTTATTTTTAAAATCTGTTGAGTCTTTATTAGGAATATTTTTAACAAGAGCTGCATTCTCAGGATTACGAGAACCAATCCACCCATTAACCATCATTTCTGTTGCTTGTGTTGATGCTCCATTATTTAATGACATCATCATTCCCATATGTGCAAAGAGTGGCGACTCTTGACCAAGTTGTCTAAAGGCATCATTAGAGTTTGTGCCAGCAACCAAAGAGATATTTCTGACTAAAGTTAATATTTCTTCTTTATTACCAGTATCAAAAACTTCTTTAAATTTAAAAAGATTTTCTTCTCGAAAAAATTGGTGTGATGGTAATTGATATTTATCTGTATTGGCTAAAACAAATTGATTATATCCTTGTGCTGACGCAGCAAATTTATTTATATCAGGTTCTAACCAATTTAATACTGGCACTTGAATACCTGTACTCTCAGCAATACCAATCGCATTATTTTCAATATTACCTTCCATGTAAGTAATTAATCTTTCTATGTGTGGTTCAAGATCTACCATTCGTTGATCATGATCAGGTGTACCTGATGTTGCTGTATTTAAAGCTTTTAAAGCTTTTAAATTATCTCTTATTACATTTAATGGTTGATCTTTAAGATCTAAAATAACATTATGATTAAGTTTAGCTGAATTTAAATCTTTTATTGAGTTTAATACACTTTGAGCTTCATTTTTTAATCCAGCAGCATTTAGTGTTTTAACAAGATTAATTCCATTTTCCATCATGGTATCAAATTGAGCTAAATCGCCAAAATAATTAGGATTACCTGGATCAGTAAAATCTGTAACAGCTGAATTAAACGATGTTTTTTGTGTTCTAAGATCTGTTAAATAAGCTGATTGTTCTGCTGCTAAAATACGATTAGCTTGATCAGTAAAATCGCCAATTTTTGTATCACTTAATTTATCATTCCAATATCCATTTTCTTTTAATGTTAAAAAACGATCAGGAGAATTTTTAGAAAGTAAATCGCCTTGTGTTTCAAAAACTTCTTTTTTAATTATTTCTTTATAAACATGAGGTAATACTGGCTTGCCATTTATTTTTAAATTGTTTTTATTATGTCGTTGATCAAATATAGAATCTTCGCCAAATAATTTTAACCAAGCTTTTGTTTTAATATTAGCATTACTTCCATGTAACGCTTCATTTTTAAGCGTATCAACTTCTTGTTCAAAAGCTATTAAATTATTTTGTAAAATATTTTTATCAACAGAATCAGTTGCTGTTAATCTTTCAGAAGTAAATTTATCAGCATATTCTAATTCAAATAATTGTTTAGTATATTCATCATCAAATGTTTTTAAAATATTTTCAAAAGCATCATTCATGCCTTTATCCCATGCTGCCATAGCATTTTTTGTATCAGGATTATTTTGTGCTGCTGTTGTCATTTCATGGAAAGCAATAGTAACAGCATTCATTCCATTTTTTACATCTGTTTCTCGTTGTAACTTAACTCTATTTTCTTCCCATGTTAATTTTAATTTTTCATTTTGTTTATAATTTTCTAATTGATATTTTTTTCTAAGGTCATATTCTTTAATTTCTTTTTCTTTAGATAATTTATATTTTTGTGTTTCTAAATTTTTATCTAATTCATATTTTTTTGTTTTAAAATCTAACTCTTGTCCGTAGCTTCTTATACCTTGATTTAAAATTGTTTCGCCAACATTAGCCATCGCCTGATACGGCAATACAGCAGCAGCTGTTGGATTAGCTACACCTGTTGGTACTCCAGGTATTTTAGAAGAAGTTTGGGAAGCATTAAAAATTGGGATCTGTACCATTATTCTGCATCCTTTAATAAGTTGCCATGCTCACTAAGACCTAATGGATCATTTAATGCTTTTAAAGAATTCTCTATTGATGTTTTAAATAAATTTTTCTCTAGGGTGTTATTTAAATCAGTAAGAGATAGTGTGTTTGTTGTCATCATATCTGTTAGCATATTGTTATTTGCTGCTTGTGCATCAATCATTAGTTTTGTGTTAGCAGCTGCTTTATTCATATATCCAATTTGTCCAGCTGTACCAACAATAGTACCAATAGAAGAAATCCATGCACTAGCTCGTTGTTGTCGTGCTTGAAACAATGCCATATTGCCTTTGGATATTTCGCCAACAGCTGCCTCTTTAAAATCATATGATGCAACATTAGCATCATACATAATATTTTGTCGTTCTATTTCTGCTTGACCATAACTATGTTGGATTAATTCCAACGCAGTACCTTGCATTCGTACACCAGAATTAAGAAGTGCTGCTTCTGTTGCAGCCATTTGAGTTTCAAAAGATGCATCAAAAATACCTACATTTCTTTTGCCAATTTCAATAGCTGTATCTGCTTTAGTTTCATAAATACCAGCGTTTCTTCTAAATATTGCATCTTGATAAAAGCCACTTTGCATCGCTGCTTCGCCACCTAATATATTTCCTCCAACTTGAATAGTTGCACCAACAACAGCTGCTGTTGCTGGATCATAATTTATATTAGTAAAAGCAAAACTATCTTCAGGAGAGCCAGGAGTTCTAATCATTGATCCTCGCATAACGATAGTAATCTTCGTTGTTTTGATATTTAGTCATTAATCCCTCTTGTTTCATTCCTAACCATTCTGCAAATCGGTGTCCTAAGATAAAATCTTTTTTGACAGCAGTTTGTAATCGAACAATGTTATTATGTTCAATTAATTTTTGCATTCCTATTTTAATTATTTTTGCAGAAGAAAATTGGTGTTGCCAAATTAATTCTGTACCCATAACCCATCCTTCAAAGACACCTTCCCAAATAGGAATAACACCTCCTGAACAAATTATATTATTATCGTGTATGGCTGTAAAAGACATATCAGCGACTTCTAATCCGTTTAATTGATTGTGTAATTTTTCATCAATTTGTAATAACGGATCATTCATTAATCCATTAACCATAATGTGCGCATGGTTTGCTTTAAAATCTATTAGTTCTAATCTAGCCATCGTTTACTGTTATCATTGGATAAAGTGAGATTAAAGTAAGTGGTAATGGTTGTGTCTGTCTAACGTAAACATGACCTTCCGTATTAAAATCATCCCTAAATTCTACTTGCTTATCGCCAGTAAAAAGTGGCACAGCTGTGTTCATCGCTGCTGCACTTGATCTAAATGGTATGCGTTCCATGTTTGTTAAATCTGAACCTACTTCTACCCCCACAGTTTCATGTAATCGCAGCGTAACTTCATTTATTCTTTTTGTTTTTGATTGTGATGTTCCTTCATTTCCTTGACTCTCCATACGCATTGTTTGTAACAATGATGTATAAGACAACCCTATATGTACTTTTGAAGAAGATCTATCTAAAGTTATTGCACCACCTGATACAGTTTTATTTGGATGCGTTGCACCATCAGCCAGTATTGTTACAACTTGACCTTCTAAATGATCAAGACCTGAAAGTGATGTTATTGGACTTCCTGAATAAGTAAGTCCACTATCAACAAAGAAAGCATCTTTTTGGTCTGTACCATAATCAAATAAATTTAAATATTCAACATAGCGTCTAGTAACACTATTGATTGTGCGTTTTACAATCATGTACAATTCATCTTCGTTATCATCGCCTGGAATACTAGCAACACTTTCAACAACAGCTTGACCAGATCCAAATGCACCACCTAAAATATGGCGATGCCATCCAACAACTTCTTCTGCTCTTGCATAAGTAAAACCAAGTAATGTGCCATCAGATCTTACACACCACAAAATACTATCAGGTTCTTGTTGGTATGCCATTTCTGTAATACCACCTTCTGAAATATGTTCTGCCAATAATGTCATGTCAGCAGCTTGGTACTGGTCAATGTTTAAATTGTATGTAAGCTCTCTTACTTTTCTTTTTGCACGCTGCAAAAACATTGTAACATTTTCTATTTGTACAGCTTCCACATTCGCAGATCCATAACTTGATTGTTTTTGTATTTGAATATTTGTTGGAGTAATTGGCGAAGTTGTACCAGATGCACTAACAACAAATTCCCCTCCAACAGTTCCTACAATTAAAGATCGTTGAGCTGTAATATTTCTTATGGCATTTACTTTATTAGATGCAATCGTGTACACCATCGCATCACTTGCATTAACGCCAGTTGTAAAATTTTCATATGATCCTGATTTACTAAACCATAAAGATTGAGGATCATTATTACTTCCAGCAAAAACTAATCGTTGTTCAAAAAAAGTTACACAACTTGGATAAGTATCTGTTGTTTTATTCAACATAGGATCTGTTAATTTATTAACAATATCATTTCCACTTGCACTAAATGTGCCGTAGCTACTGGTATCTAAATTTGTACCTGAAGAATCTTGTAACTCAAATCTTGTATCAGGAGTTGTAACAGTTCCAGCAGAAGAATACGCTGTATAACCTGTTGTATTTAGATTTGTGCCAAGAGCATCAGCTAAAGAAAATGTTGTCGAAGATGGTACAGTTTTAACAGTATAAATATTATCATTTAACTGCGTCATTCCTTTAACATCTGTTATTGCAACATCATCGCCTACTGCTAAATTATGAGCAGCAGATGTGGTAACTACACCTGGATTAGCTTGTGTAATTCCTGTTATATCAAATTTATTTAAAACAGTTCCAACAGTATAGGTATTACCATTAAGATTAGTCATACCACCAACACCAGTAAAAGTAATTAAATCGCCTTTTACATATTTATGACTTTTCGCTGTGGTTACAATTCCTGGATTTGCTTTTGTAACAGCACTTACAGTAACATCATCAGATGTAACTAATGTAGGTGTTGTTATTGTCCATGATGTATGTCCAGTTCGTGATAGTTTTTGTATCGGATGTGATGGATGAACCATGTACATAATATCAGCACTTTGAGCAAATTTAACAGTTGGTATTTGTGAAGTCGTAAATGGACTTGTTATTTCATAAATTTTATTAGCCGTACCAGCTGATCCATACGCTGTATAACCAGTTGTATTAACATTGTTTCCATCAACATCTTGTATTTGAAATGTGTTGGTCGTTTTATTTGCAACTTTAAATGTTTTACCATTTAATTCGGTCATTCCAACAACGCTTGTTATAATAACATTATCGCCATCGGAATAACCATGGGAGGTAGCAGTTATAACACCTGGATTAGCTTGTGTTGCACCACTAATGGTTTTATCACTTTCTGTAATAATACCTTGGTCCTTATAAAAACGAATATATAAATTTCCTAATTCTAAAATATATGTTTGTGTAGTAGAAAATTCAAAAGGTATTAATCGTGTTTGTGCTGAGCTTGTTTTTACTTCATGCACAAACTTAGTACCAGGTCGTCTTGATGCTGCACCATGAGGTTGCACAACCATGTTTTCTAATCTCTTTGTACTATTAAAATATTTACTAAGATCTGTACGACCATCAAGTCTTGGAGATACTTCTCCAGCTGTAAAATTTGTAAAAGCAATCGTCTGCTTTACCATTAGTACCTCGAATTAATAAATGTACTAGAGTCTAAACTATCTGCTGTACCTTCTGTTGCATCTGTAAATCTAGCTTCTCGTAATTTTTCATTATAAGAATCTTTTAATTGATTTGCCAGGGAGGTAGAAGATGTAACAGCATAACATAATTCAGCTGCTAGTCTTGCAGCAATCGTTTCTTGAAGTAATGTGTCGTATAAATTTACATCGGTAATTTTTGCAATATAAATTAAAAAAACAGTTGCTTCATCGGTAATAACTTTTCTGCCTTCTATTTTAAATCTTTGACCAGCATCTAAATCACTAGAGCTTCCGTCATGGTGTCCACCAATACGAAGAACTCGTAAACAATCAGATGGTAGAGTATATTGTTTTGTATATTCATGCGTAGGTGCATCAGTATCTTGTGCTAATTCTACTCGTTTAATTAAACAGTTCCATTGATGCGTTCTAAAAACAGCATCCCTAATGGGTTCATACCTCTGGTTTAATAATCTTGCGTTTTTACTATCTTCTGTAATGTCGGTAATATTATTTGCTCCCAACATATTAAGAGCTGAATTACAAATTTCTACTTTTGATGCCATAATTTTTTTTGTTTGAAATTAAAAAAGGGGGGAATAATCCCCCCATAATATTTATTGAGTATAGTACACCCAGAAATAAATTGTACCTGTGATACTTGCACCACCAGTAGTAATTTTTAGATCTGTCGCACTTGATACTTTGTACCCTAAACCAGCAACAGCAGTATTAGCAGCTGTTGAGCCAGCTAACATTGATTGTGCTTGTCCAGCAGCATTCCAAGTACCCACAGCAGCAAGGTATCTATCATCATCGCCTGAGTCGCCTACTTTTAAAGTAGATGAGCCACCAAGAGCATCAGCTTTCACAATAACATCGTGAATAGTTGCTCCAGCTGGTATTCTTGCGATAGTGATGTCAGAACCACTTGCTAAAGAAGATGCTTCGTAAGTATCATGCCATACCATCATTGGAGATAGGTTGCCACCATCAGAATTAACTGCTGGTACAGCATCAAGATTTGTTATTGCAACACTTTTTACACTAGCCATATCTTAACCCTCCTATGCTTCATGACAAGGAATCTGAACAACTTTTTCTTCTTCCATTCGAGTTGCACCAACTGACATACAGTAGTACACCTGAGTAGAGTATGATTTATCATCCCTCTCAGATATTCTTGCTGTAACATCCTTACCAATGGCAAGTTTGATCGCATCTTTTGTGAAAGCAAAAACTAATCTGTCGTCAGTATTACTTGCATCGAAGCTCAATCTGTTTGACATAATAAATTTAAATCCTAGGAAAGAATCAATTTGACCTTGTGCTAGAGCTTTAACTGTATTGAAGTCAGAAGATTTTACTTCTGTTGTATTAAGCAAATCACTTATTTGAGTTGCTCCACATACCACATAACGTGCTATGCTTGGATCTACGTCAGCTAAATCCATTTTCTTTTTTGCATCAAGAAGTTTTGCAATTGTTAAACCA